ACCTTCAGGGGGCATGGGATGACCGGGAAAATGCCCGTCTGGGTCTGGCAGCGGCCACGCTGCAGTCGGATATGGAAAAAGCCGGTGAACTGGCGGCAAGGGACCGGGCTGAGCGTGAGGCGTCACAGCTGAAGTATACCGGAGAGGCGCAGAAGGCGTATGAGCGCCTGCAGACGCCGCTGGATAAATATACCGCCCGTCAGGAAGAACTGAATAAGGCCCTGAAAGACGGGAAAATCCTGCAGGCAGATTACAACACGCTGATGGCGGCGGCGAAAAAGGATTATGAAGCGACGCTGAAAAAGCCGAAACAGTCCGGCGTGAAGGTGTCTGCGGGCGATCGTCAGGAAGACAGTGCTCATGCTGCCCTGCTGACGCTTCAGGCAGAACTCCGGACGCTGGAGAAGCATGCCGGAGCAAATGAGAAAATCAGCCAGCAGCGCCGGGATTTGTGGAAGGCGGAGAGTCAGTTCGCGGTACTGGAGGAGGCGGCGCAACGTCGCCAGCTGTCTGCACAGGAGAAATCCCTGCTGACCCATGAGAAAGAGACGCTGGAGTACAAACGCCAGCTGGCTGCACTTGGCGACAAGGTTACGTATCAGGAGCGCCTGAACGCGCTGGCGCAGCAGGCGGATAAATTCGCACAGCAGCAACGGGCAAAACGGGCCGCCATTGATGCGAAAAGCCGGGGGCTGACTGACCGGCAGGCAGAACGGGAAGCCACGGAACAGCGCCTGAAGGAACAGTATGGCGATAATCCGCTGGCGCTGAATAACATCATGTCAGAGCAGAAAAAGACCTGGGCGGCTGAAGACCAGCTTCGCGGGAACTGGATGGCAGGCCTGAAGTCCGGCTGGAGTGAGTGGGAAGAGAGCGCCACGGACAGTATGTCGCAGGTAAAAAGTGCAGCCACGCAGACCTTTGATGGTATTGCACAGAATATGGCGGCGATGCTGACCGGCAGTGAGCAGAACTGGCGCAGCTTCACCCGTTCCGTGCTGTCCATGATGACAGAAATTCTGCTTAAGCAGGCAATGGTGGGGATTGTCGGGAGTATCGGCAGCGCCATTGGCGGTGCTGCCAGTGGCGGCGCATCCGCGTCAGGCGGTACAGCCATTCAGGCCGCTGCGGCGAAATTCCATTTTGCAACCGGAGGATTTACGGGAACCGGCGGCAAATATGAGCCAGCGGGGATTGTTCACCGTGGTGAATTTGTCTTCACGAAGGAGGCAACCAGCCGGATTGGCGTGGGGAATCTTTACCGGCTGATGCGCGGCTATGCCACCGGCGGTTATGTCGGTACACCGGGCAGCATGGCGGACAGTCGGTCGCAGGCGTCCGGGACGTTTGAGCAGAATAACCATGTGGTGATTAACAACGACGGCACGAACGGTCAGATAGGTCCGGCTGCTCTGAAGGCGGTGTATGACATGGCCCGCAAGGGTGCCCGTGATGAAATTCAGACACAGATGCGTGATGGTGGCCTGTTCTCCGGAGGTGGACGATGAAGACCTTCCGCTGGAAAGTGAAACCCGGTATGGATGTGGCTTCGGTCCCTTCTGTAAGAAAGGTGCGCTTTGGTGATGGCTATTCTCAGCGAGCGCCTGCCGGGCTGAATGCCAACCTGAAAACGTACAGCGTGACGCTTTCTGTCCCCCGTTGGGAGGCCACGGCGCTGGAGTCGTTTCTGGAAGAGCACGGGGGCTGGAAATCCTTTCTGTGGACGCCGCCTTATGAGTGGCGGCAGATAAAGGTGACCTGCGCAAAATGGTCGTCGCGGGTCAGTATGCTGCGTGTTGAGTTCAGCGCAGAGTTTGAACAGGTGGTGAACTGATGCAGGATATCCGGCAGGAAACACTGAATGAATGCACCCGTGCGGAGCAGTCGGCCAGCGTGGTGCTCTGGGAAATCGACCTGACAGAGGTCGGTGGAGAACGTTATTTTTTCTGTAATGAGCAGAACGAAAAAGGTGAGCCGGTCACCTGGCAGGGGCGACAGTATCAGCCGTATCCCATTCAGGGGAGCGGTTTTGAACTGAATGGCAAAGGCACCAGTACGCGCCCCACGCTGACGGTTTCTAACCTGTACGGTATGGTCACCGGGATGGCGGAAGATATGCAGAGTCTGGTCGGCGGAACGGTGGTCCGGCGTAAGGTTTACGCCCGTTTTCTGGATGCGGTGAACTTCGTCAACGGAAACAGTGACGCCGATCCGGAGCAGGAGGTGATCAGCCGTTGGCGCATTGAGCAGTGCAGCGAACTGAGCGCGGTGAGTGCCTCTTTTGTACTGTCCACGCCGACGGAAACGGACGGCGCTGTTTTTCCGGGACGTATCATGCTGGCCAACACCTGCACCTGGACCTATCGCGGCGATGAGTGCGGTTATCACGGTCCGGCGGTCGCGGATGAATATGACCAGCCAACGTCCGATATCACGAAGGATAAATGCAGCAAATGCCTGAGCGGCTGTAAGTTTCGCAATAACGTCGGCAACTTTGGCGGCTTCCTTTCCATTAACAAACTTTCGCAGTAAACCCATGACAGAATCAGCGATTCTGGCGCATGCCCGGCGGTGTGCGCCAGCGGAGTCGTGCGGCTTCGTGATAAGCACCCCGGAGGGCGAACGGTACCAGCCCTGCGTGAATATCTCTGCAGAGCCGGAGGCGTATTTTCGTATTGCCCCGGAAGACTGGCTGCGGGCAGAGATGCAGGGGGAGATTGTGGCACTGGTCCACAGTCATCCCGGTGGTCTGCCCTGGCTGAGCGAGGCCGACCGGCGGCTGCAGATAAAAAGTGCACTGTCCTGGTGGCTGGTCTGCCGGGGGGACATTCATAAATTCCGCTGTGTGCCACATCTGACAGGACGGCGCTTTGAGCACGGGGTGACGGACTGTTACACGCTGTTCCGGGATGCATACCATCTGGCGGGAATTGATATGCCGGATTTTGAGCGTGAGGATGACTGGTGGCGCAACGGTCAGAACCTGTACCTGGACAATATGGAGGCGACTGGTTTTTACAGGATTTCCCTGCCTTCCGCACAGCCTGGCGATATCCTGCTGTGCTGCTTTGGCGCATCGGTGGCCAATCATGCCGCCATATACTGCGGCAACGGTGAGCTGCTTCACCATCTGCCTGAACAACTGAGTAAACGGGAGAGGTATTCCGAAAAATGGCAACGACGAACGCATTCTGTCTGGCGTCACCGCCACTGGCACGCATCTGCCTTCACGGGGATTTACAACGATTTGGCCGCCGCCTCAGCCTGTATGTGAACACGGCAGCGGAAGCCATCCGTGCCCTGTCGATGCAGATGCCGGGATTCCGCCGTCAGATGAACGAAGGCTGGTACCAGATACGTATTGCCGGTGATGACACGGCACCGGAGGCGGTGTACGCCCGTCTTCACGAACAGCTGGGTGAGGGAACGGTCATCCACATTGTGCCGCGACTGGCCGGGGCCGGAAAGGGTGGACTGCAGATTGTGCTGGGGGCGGCGGCCATCGTGGGGTCGTTCTTCACTGCCGGGGCATCAATGGCGTTATGGGGTTCAGCCCTGGCAGCCGGTGGTTTTTCTGCCACCACGATGCTGTTTTCACTTGGAGCCAGCATGATTCTGGGCGGTGTGGCCCAGATGCTGGCCCCGAAGGCAAAAACACCGGATTACCGCGCAACGGATAACGGCAGACAGAACACGTACTTTTCCTCGCTGGATAACATGATTGCCCAGGGGAACCCGATGCCGGTGCCTTACGGTGAAATGCTGGTTGGCTCCCGGCGAATCTCCCAGGACATCAGTACCCGTGATGAAGGCGGTGACGGGAAGGTGGTGGTTATCGGGCGGCAGGCATAAAAGCGAAAAAATCCCGCAGTGCTCACGGACAGGAACTGCGGGAGCGTTACGAAGATTGAGTGTAAGGAATTATTCTTATGTCACGACAAAAACATTAACTCAGAGAGGGAGGATGTGCCGTTCTTTTCAGGGAGAAAGGATTTATCGTCCTGAGGAATAAAGGTAAGGGGCCCGCCCCTTACCTGACTGATTATTGAATGATGCCGCAGGCCATTCTCGCACCACCACCGCCCAGGGGCTCCGGATGGTCATGATGGTTATCACCGCCAGCATGAAGCATGAGAGAACGCCCTTTAATCTCTTTTAATGAGTTCAGTCTCGGGGCCAGGACCGGGTAGTTCGCTTTTCCGTCATGCGTCACGAACAGCGCAGGGAGGTCGCCCAGGTGTCCATCCGGAGACCAGGGGCCAAGATGTTTGCCGGTGTTTTTCGGGTCAAAGTGACCGCCAGCCGATAATGCTGCGACCGGTTTTCCGTCTTTCAGTGCCGGGGCGCAATTTCCTTTTTCGTGCACATGAAAACCATGAATGCCTTCAGACAGAGAGTGAAGGGCTGGTGTGAACAGCAGACCGTAGGGGGTCTCCTGAATGGTTATTTTTCCAATGCTGACTTCTTTTCCGTCAGCACTGACAAGGTTCATTGGGACTTCCTGTTCTGCTGCGTATCCGCATGATGCTGCTGTCAGCATGGCAATGGCAGCAATGATTTTACATTTCATAAAACCCTCATTAATTCCGTTAACAGACTGAGCTTGCTGGTTACAGGGTAACAAACAGCGTTCTGATGATATCGCGCAATAGCTGTGCAATATCCTATCACTGCGATTAATAATACCAATTGAGAGGAACATTATGGGTAAAGGTGGCGGCAGGGCGCACACGCCGGTTGAGGCAAAGGACAATCTTAAGTCCACGCAGATGATGAGCGTGATTGATGCCATTGGTGAAGGGCCGATTGAAGGTCCGGTGAAGGGGTTGCAGAGTATCCTGGTGAACAAAACTCCGCTGACGGACACGGACGGTAATCCTGTGATACATGGTGTGACAGCGGTCTGGCGCGCCGGGGAGCAGGAGCAGACACCACCTGAAGGCTTTGAGTCTTCCGGAGCTGAAACCGCACTGGGCGTGGAAGTGACGAAGGCAAAGCCGGTGACGCGCACCATTACGTCCGCGAATATTGACCGCCTGCGGGTCACCTTCGGGGTGCAGTCACTGTTGGAGACCACCTCAAAGGGCGACCGTAATCCCTCTTCTGTCCGACTGCTGATTCAGTTGCAGCGTAACGGTAACTGGGTGACGGAAAATGATGTCACCATTAACGGCAAGACCACCTCGCAGTTTCTGGCGTCGGTGATTCTGGATAATCTGCCTCCCCGTCCTTTTAACATCCGGATGGTCCGGGAGACGGCGGACAGCACCTCGGACCAGCTGCAGAATAAGACGCTCTGGTCGTCATACACCGAAATCATCGATGTGAAACAGTGCTACCCGAACACGGCGATTGTGGGGCTGCAGGTGGATGCGGAGCAGTTTGGTGGCCAGCAGATGACGGTGAACTACCATATCCGCGGTCGCATCATTCAGGTACCGTCAAACTATGACCCGGAAAAACGCACTTACAGCGGTATCTGGGACGGCAGCCTGAAACCGGCATACAGCAATAACCCGGCCTGGTGCCTGTGGGACATGCTGACTCACCCGCGCTACGGGATGGGAAAACGTCTGGGGGCGGCGGATGTGGACAAATGGGCGCTGTATGCCATTGCGCAGTACTGCGACCAGACGGTGCCGGATGGTTTCGGGGGCACAGAGCCGCGGATGACCTTTAATGCATACCTGTCACAACAGCGTAAGGCGTGGGACGTCCTCAGTGATTTCTGCTCGGCGATGCGCTGTATGCCGGTATGGAACGGCCAGACGCTGACGTTCGTTCAGGACCGCCCGTCGGATGTGGTGTGGCCGTACACCAACAGCGATGTGGTGGTGGATGATAACGGCGTGGGGTTTCGCTACAGCTTCAGCGCCCTGAAGGACCGCCACACGGCGGTGGAGGTGAATTACACCGACCCGCAGAACGGCTGGCAGACCTCCACGGAACTGGTGGAAGACCCGGAAGCCATACTGCGCTACGGGCGCAACCTGCTGAAGATGGATGCGTTTGGCTGCACCAGTCGCGGTCAGGCCCACCGTGCCGGGCTGTGGGTGATAAAGACCGGACTGCTGGAAACGCAGACGGTGGATTTCACGCTCGGGTCACAGGGGCTGCGTCACACACCCGGTGACATTATTGAAATCTGTGATAACGACTATGCCGGGACCATGACCGGCGGACGTGTCCTGTCCATTGATGCCGCCAGCCGCACCCTGACACTGGACCGTGAGGTGACCCTGCCGGAGACAGGTGCCGCCACGGTGAACCTGATTAACGGTGGCGGTAAGCCGGTGAGCGTGGCCATCACTGCACACCCCGCGCCGGACCGGATACAGGTCAGTACCCTGCCGGATGGTGTGGATACATACGGTGTGTGGGGGCTTTCCCTGCCGTCACTGCGTCGTCGCCTGTTTCGCTGTGTCTGCATCCGGGAAAACACGGACGGCACTTTTGCCATCACGGCAGTGCAGCATGTGCCGGAAAAAGAAGCCATCGTGGATAACGGGGCCAGCTTTGAGCCGCAGTCAGGCACCCTGAGCAGCGTTATTCCACCGGCAGTGCAGCACCTGACGGTGGAGGTGAGCGCGGCTGACGGTCAGTATCTGGCACAGGCGAAATGGGACACGCCGCGGGTGGTGAAGGGTGTGCGCTTCAGTCTGCGCCTGACCAGCGGAAGCGGAGAAGACAGCCGTCTGGTGACCACCGCCATCACCGCGGATACAGAGCACCGTTTCAGCGGTCTGCCGCCGGGGGAATACACCCTGACGGTCAGGGCGATTAACAGTTATGGCCAGCAGGGCGAACCGGCCACCACCACGTTCAGGATTTACGCACCTGCGGCACCCGCCTCGATTGAGCTGACACCGGGCTATTTTCAGATAACAGCGGTCCCGCGTCTTGCGGTGTATGACCCGACGGTACAGTTTGAGTTCTGGTTTTCGGAGACAAAAATCGCAGATACATCTCAGGTGGAAACCTCTGCCCGTTATCTGGGGACCGGCAGTCAGTGGAGTGTATCCGGCCCGCACATTAAGCCCGGGAAGGATTTCTGGTTTTACGTGCGCAGCGTCAACCTGGTGGGGAAATCTGCTTTTGTGGAAGCCAGTGGCCGGGCCAGCAATGATGCAGAAGGGTATCTGGGGCTGTTTCGGGAAAAAATAGGAAAACTGCATCTGGCTCAGGGGCTGTGGGAGCTGATAGACAACAGCCAGCTTGCGGATGAGATGGCGGAGATGAAGACCACCATCACAGAAACCCGCAATGAAATCACACAGACGGTCAGTAAAACGCTGGAGGACCAGAGCGCCACCATACAGCAGATACAGCGCGTGCAGAAGGACACAAATGATGACCTTGCTGCACTTTACATGCTGAAGGTACAGAAAACAAAAAATGGCATACCCTATGTTGCCGGTATTGGAGCGGGGATTGAGGATACTGATGGCCAGCCCCTG